CTAAACAGTACCAATGGTATAGAAATGCCTATGGAACTGATTTCCGTAAAAGAGTCTAAAGCAGGATCATTCGTGCAAGTAGTGCCTGAATATAAGAGACTGCGTCACCGCTATGAACTTATGTGGGATCAAAAGGACTGTGCAGGCTATCTAAAAACAGCCGCAGTTCTAGCAGCCTATATAGATCAAAGCCTAAGCACAAACACTTTTTACAATCCAGCCTACTTTCCCGAGGGCAAGGTACCTGGAACACTTGTAGCCAAGAACTTAATGCTGGCCTACAAATGGGGAATCAAGACTATATACTATAGTCTAATCAACAAGGTAGGGGCAAAGGTCAATGTTACTGGCACTAACATTGGACCACAGGTTGTTCCTACCTATATCAATGCAGCAGATAATGCTATAATATATGAGGACGATGCTGATTGTATGGCATGTAAACTATGAGTAAAGAACAATATAATCTACACAAACAGACAAACTATCTCAAACGTAAAATGTTCTTGGACCCAGAAGGTCCAGTGACAGTGCAAAGGTTTGAAGAAGTAAAATATCCTAAGATACAAAAGTTTGAAGAACTGGCCCGTGGCTTCTTTTGGGTTCCCGAAGAAGTTAGTCTTACCAAAGACAAAATGGATCATAAAGAAGCTAGTGAAGCAGTTAAACACATCTTTACTAGTAATCTACTAAGACAGACTGCATTGGATAGTATACAGGGTCGTGCGCCTAGTCAGGTCTTCAGCCCAGTTATTAGTATTCCTGAACTAGAAGCACTGGTTAGTAACTGGAGTTTTTTTGAGACAAATATTCATAGTAAAAGCTATAGTCATATTATACGTAACATTTATGGTGTACCTAAAGATGTATTCAATACCATCCATGACACACAAGAAATCGTAGACATGGCAAGTAGTGTAGGTGAATACTATGACAAACTACACAGCCTAAATAGTCTAAAGGAAGTAAACCCAGAATCAGTCGACGAAAAAGAACACATCAAGGCTATTTGGTTGGCCCTGAACGCTAGCTATGCACTAGAAGCATTTCGCTTTATGGTATCATTTGCCACAAGTCTTGCTATGGTAGAGAATAAGATCTTTATTGGCAACGGTAATATCATAGCACTGATTTTACAGGATGAAATACTACATGCAGAATGGACAGCCTGGATTATAAATCAGGTAGTCAAAGAAGATGAACGCTTCGCACAGGCCAAACACGAATGTGAACAAGAAGTCTACAGTATGTATTTGGATGTTATTAAAGAAGAAAAGGCATGGGCAGACTATCTATTCAGTAAGGGTGTAGTGATAGGATTGAATTCACAAATACTAAAAGATTTTGTTGACTATACCGCTTTTACGAAACTAAAAGAAATAGGTGTTAAATATCACGAAGAACATCCTAAGAACAATCCCATTCCATGGTTCAACAAGCACGTTAATATTAATAAGAAACAGACAGCACTACAAGAAAACGAAAGCACAAACTATGTAATCGGTGTGATGAGTGATAAGGTTGTCTATGAAGAATTACCAGATCTATAAAGGACAAAAATGAAAGCTATTGTTTGGTCTAAACGCGACTGCCCTTATTGTGAAAAGGCAAAAGGTATTTTAAAGTTAAAAGGAATAGACATTGAAGAACGTAAAATAGGTGATGGGTGGTCCAAGGAAGAACTACTAGAGGTTGCCCCCACTGCTCGTAGTGTGCCACAAGTATTTCTTGATGGTAAGTTAATAGGCGGTTACAAAGAACTTGAGGAGCATCTCTATGGTCAAGCCTGAAGAAGAAAGCCTTATAATATCTGCATCTGAGTTTGATGAAACTAGCATCTCTACATTGAATCTTGAAGACTTAATCAAAGATCTCAACATTACCATAGATACTAGCAACATGGCAGGACAACAGGCTTCTCAACCATATTGGCACACCACCTCAATATCAACTAATGGCAGTGGTGGTAGTAGTGGTAGTGGTTCTATACTTAGTCACGCTCCGTATAATGGTTGGTCAGCACCTAACTATGGCTTCAACATAACTCCTTCGTCATCTTTAAAAGTTCAAGGAGATGCAGAGATAGAAGGTGATATTAAATGGCGTGGTCGTAGCCTAGGCGATATGCTGGCAAATATTGAACGTAGATTGGCCATACTAACGCCCAATCCAGAAAAGTTGGCACACTTTGAATCTCTACGTAAGGCCTACGAACACTACAAAACTTTGGAAGCACTATGTGACCTTCCACCAAAAGAAGAAGATCAATAAAGGAAAAAAATGTTAATCGACAAAGGTATCTCTCAAGGAGAAGTGATCAGTATCAAGTTAGTAAATGGAGATGAAATAATAGGACGCTTTGATTCTGAAAATAACGATGAAGTAAAAATAGAACGCCCATTAGCCATTACTATCGGTCCACAAGGATTAGGCATGATGCCTTGGATGTTTCTAGGCAGTAAAGATATTGTCACTCTGAAAAAACAACATGTAATGGCCATGATGCCTAGCAAGAAAGAAGCAGCTGATCAATACATGCAAGGAACCACTGGAATAGCCCTAAGGTAAATATAATAAAGGGGATAATAAATGGCTGCTGATCATGTTGTAGCTGGCGCTATTGTTGGATTAACTACTGCTCTAGAAGCGAATCATGTAAGTTTACTTTCTGCATTAGGTGCGATTAATGCTAACCTGATTGCCCTAAATGCTCAACTAGAAAAAAGTATAGGGCTCTCAGCTCTAGCAGAACCGGGCAGTCTAAGAAATAGTATAGCTAATCAAGCGGACATGCTGGTTAATATTAGTGATAGTTTGATGAAGATAGAAGAAGGACAGTCGAACATCGTGGCTAATATAACAGATGTAGCAGGCGCAGTGAAAGCACAGGCAGCAACCATGAGTGACATGGTGGCTGTGCAGAGTGTAGCGGCTGCTGATCAAATAGCAAATAACTCATTCCAAAAGCAGGAAACTCTTGCTGCATTAAAACGAAATGACATACAGCCTGCTCCATTGCCCACTATACAGGAAATGGTACAAGAAGCTATTAACAATAGCGGAATAATGAGAGCCACTACTGAATTTCAAAATGCTGTTTCAAGTGTAACAAATAGTATATTTGATAAATTAAAAGATTATATCATGAACAGCGCCTTAGTGATATGGAGTAAAGAAGTATTAACTAATATGTGGACTGCTTTAGGATTTAATAAAGCACAACAGGTTATAAAAGATCCTGTAGCAGTTGCAGCTAAACAGGCTAAAAGTGCTAGCCAGATTAGAGCTAAAACTGGTGTTTGGTCTCCAGGAACTATTCCTCCTGAAACTTGGACATGACCAGAGCAGTAGCCAGAGTAGAGTTAGACAGAGCAGATCGTCCTATTGCCTCTGGAGCTCTTACAGTATTCACCAATAAGAAAAAAACTGCACACGCCGGTTCAGTTACCTTAGGCGGCGCCACTGTAGTTCAAGGTGCCCAAACTGTATTCGTGGAAAACAAAAGTATAGCCAGAGCAGGTGATAATACAACCAAAATACCTATCCAATCCGGTAGCACCACGGTATTTGCAGATGATAACAATTCTGCCACACGCACACCTATAACTAAATCTATTTTTTAGTTGACAGACTCTAAAGTTTTTGCTACTATCATCATAAGGAGGATGACTTGAGCAACGCCGAAGATAAAGTAAAAAACAGTCGTCGCAGGTTGAAAGATGAAAACGCTGTTAATAGGCAGGTTAAAATAGCCAAAGCATATAATGTGCCTGTAGAAGAACCTCATAAGTTAGCCAAGCATCATGCTCTAAACTGCGGCAATCCTAAGTGTCATATGTGTGGTAATCCTAGACGTATGTTCAAAGAACTCACTGCACAAGAACGTAGGTTGTTTCAAGACACAGATACTCCTCACGATAGGCATAGCAATGGACTTAAACCTGAAGAACAGTAAATTTAGACCCAAGCAATTTAACGCAAGAGTAAAATTAAAACACCCATTCAAAATAGGTAGGTATAACTGGCTGATGCGAGTAGATTGGTCAACCCAAAACTATTTACATCATGTGTTTAGTGTGTTACACTACAACAGTTGCCATGCTCCTAGACCTATACAAACAAAATGGAGATTAAGCTGTAAAAAATTTGAAAGTTTACACAGAAAAATTCTGTAAACTTTACACAGTCTAAGGCGTTAAATAAGTATAAGATCTGGTAGGGGTAAACTGCGTAGCAGTTGTATGTAGTGAGAGGCTCATACGTCTAGACAGAGGACCCACACGCCCTACGGAATCTGTCTATTTTTTGGAGTAGTAAGATGAATAAGTTTATTATATCTTTTCTAGCAGGATTAGTCTTTACTGTTTCTACAGCAGTCGCAGGTCCTATGCATCATGGACATAGACATATTCCCCATCATAGGCATTGGCACAGTCCGCCTATCCATCATTGGGTAGTTCCTGCACTGATCGGTG